GCGAAAGTGGTGTCAGGTGTGTCTGCACCTTCAACGGTTACGACAAACGTGCTACCGGGTGTCTCTGGTCCAACAGTTACGTCGAGAACTGTTGCTATTAGAACGTTAAAGCTTTGAGTCGGCAGGGTCGGTCCAACAGTTACCTCTAAAACCTCCGCGTTACGAGTTACGTTGAAGATCTGACTAGGTGTCTGCGGGCCAACCTCTATAGAGAGAGTCGTGTCTGGTATGTCAGCACCAACGGTGACATCGAAAGGAGCTTCCCACGCAGTGACACTAAAGGTCTCGACAGTCTTGACCGAGTAAAGGATGTCGTAGATAGCTGGTCCAAGTGTGACTTGATAGATCTCGTTAGGAGCAGCTGGTTGTGGAGCTCCTGTGCCGCCAACTGAGACTCCGAATTCCTGCGTCGGAGTTGGTGCCGGGGCTGTGCCTGTAGTGGTAACGAAGATCTTGTCAGGTGTCGCAACCCCAGTCGTGACGACGAATGTATCTTGAGTCGTGACAATAGAGAACGTTTGATCTGCTGCTATTGCGCTTCGTGTGACCTCAAAGGTTGCTGTGACGGGGCTCGGTCCAGCATCAACGGCGAAGGTCGTGTCGGGTACTTCTGCTCCTCTTATGACAGCGAAGGTCTGATCCGCCTTGAGGACCTGGAAGGTCGAGATTGTTTGAACTTCGAATTCCTGATCGGCAGGTATTGCAGAACGTATAACAAGGAACGACTGATCAGGCGTCTTAGCTGCACTAAGAACCATAAAGGTAGAGGTTGGCGCTGGTGGCCCAGTGGTGATAGCAAACTCAGCATCAGGACCTGGCTCGACAGTTTCATCAAACAGGTCAGCATCAATGACTTCCTCTCCTGACTCAAGGAGAAGATCTCCGCCATTAATCAATGCGCCGGAGGCGTCAAGTGAAAGAAGTTGTGATTCACTCGAAAGCTTCTGTCCTTCGACATTGATCCCGACGTTGAAGAATCCAAGAGTCTCGACAGGTTGATCGTGTGTCTGGATAATCCCGAAGCCATCGTCACCGTTGCCGGTGGAGAAAATGTCGCCAACAGCAAGGCGAATGCTGATAACTTCAGAGGCGTCAACATCACCGCGCCCTGTGTCGATCGTGGTCTCACTTCCAGTATCAACGATAGGGGCTGTGTAGACACCATTGGTGTTGTCACCCAGAGTGACCGTGCCGTTGCTCGTGCCGACAAAGACAGCATCTGTGCTGTATAAAGCCTCTGTATTACTGACGCCCCAGGTCGTTGCATTCATGCGCAACTTGACCAGGACATCTTCTGTCGGGTCATAGAAGCTGAATGGCATTCCTGGGAAATAGTTAAAGATTTCTGGTCGCATCGTTTCTGCAATCCGGATCCCTGCAGTGTCACCCTCAAGCGCCCATCGTTGAGTTGCGGCATATTCGACCGCCGTTTGACGAGCTTCGGCCTCGGTCTTACCTGCGACCGTATAGGGGACATTGAAGTTCTGAGATATAGAACCAGCCGAGGTGGGTTGGTATTTCGAAGAGTCGTCATAGACGACATCACTCTTGGTGATTGTTGGAGTGCCGCCTGGGTTACGGGGCGTCTGATCTGGATTGACTAGACCACCGCGAGAGGTCCTCTTCTCTGTCGTTTTGACGCCGTTCTCGTATGCACCAATCTCCAGGAGTACACGGGTGCCCCCTTTGCTATAGATACCCGTCTTTCCACAAGTAGCTGTTGAAGTAATCGTTTCAGTCGTTTCAATTGTTCGATCGTCGTAATACTTCCACTCAGTGATGACCACCTGCGAGAGGAAAAGCTCGTCAGGGATATCGGTTAAGAATCCACGCAAGACTGTTGTTGCCGGCGACGTGGGTGACGTGGCTGTATCAGTAGGGGTGTTACCGCTGGCCCTCCAGTCCTGTTGCGTCATCGCATTCAGAACATTCCTGAAGTGATATTCATGAGTCCGAATGACCTCACCAGCTGACCCATACTCATAGGTCTTCTCTCTGCGGTCCTGAATAACGTTTTCGAGACCTCGAGGCACCACCGCCTTCTTCGCCGTGTCTCCTGACGCTCGAGCTACTTCCCATGAGTAATGCTCTGCAAAATAAGAACCGTTCAGTTCAACAGCTGGACCCTCGGTGATCGTGACCTCTGTAGAGGTGGATCCGCCGGGGCCGCCGTAATAGCGCTGATTAGAGGATCTCTTAGTAACGCCATAAGTCCTCTTTGCATCTTGTTGAACGAACGTGGCGCACTGCTGACCACCGTTAGGCGTTGGCTGACAGAGGGTGCTGGTCGAGTAGATATTGGCAGGGTGCTCTAGGAAATAGTTGCTTTTTGTCGTGTCCTCGTCGACGGGATTGCCTGAGCCGTCCGTACTGCCGGGGTCTGTTGTCGCGTCAACTATCCAGGAATAGGTGATCACAATTCGATCAGGAACTGGGTTGCCTATCCCCAGAGGTGATGCCGATAGAGATGTTTGATCACGAACTGATACCCATTGAGCCTCATCTTTTAATGAAGCCTTGCCGTCATTCCCGAAGAAGTTGCGCTTCTGAATTACACCATCTTTGTCCACATAGATGAACGTACCCTCTGATTGCAGTGCCCTACTCAGCTCCTCAAAACCAGCCCCCTCCGGCATGTCATAGGAAGTGTGCGAGGTTAAGTCTTCAATATTATTAGTCAATGCATAAAGGGTCAGAAGGCAGCCGAGGTCTAGATGTATAGAACGGTCTTCTGAACTATATCCGCTGTCAAGTATCAGCATCGTCCCTCTTGGATGACGCTCAATATTGCCTGCTATATCTAAATCAAGTCGAACAACCTTACCTCTTCCAAATTTCTCTTTTGAATAATCCTCAAGGCTTGTGGTGCCGCGCCCTTCGCGAAGTACGGCTACGCCGGTAGTCGTGACGATTCCACCAGTAACGATCGAGCTATCACTCAGCCTGAAGTTAGTTAGGGTCGACGAATAGTCGACGTTGTCGATCTTCAGAATCGGCTTTGCTGTGGCGTTATTAACCCAACCCATGGCCTAGACCTCCGTCAGACCAATAGAAGCTGGAAACCAAAAAGGGCCAGTGCCGGGGCCTGGGCGTTCGGGTGGAATCTCGATGACTGCTTGAGTGGCTAGTGGTGTCGCAATCGAGTAGGGGAAAGTCTCATCACTCACCTCAACCACAGCCACTTCACCGGTTGATTCTTGGGCTCGATAGGCCTCCCAAAGATTGAGGAGAACTCTTATGTCTGCATCCTTGAGCCAGCCCGCAATGTTCCAAGTCCTTGCAATGCTTCTAGTGCTACCACTGACAATTGGTGTACCAGTAGAGGAGAAATCTAGAGAGGATTCATCTAGATAACTGAGTGCAGTGCTATCGAGTAGATGCTCAAACCTGACGCTGTGGTTCGTGACCCCATCGTTGAAAGAAACAACTATCCCAGGCGTGGACACAATTGGAGCCGCTTAGTCTGTCTAGGCTTCCGGTCAACGGCGCCGCAACCTCAGACGAGCCATTTCCATGGTCATCCTCGATGCGTCCTTGCTAGGAGTAGCAGATGTGATCTGGATGTTGTTAGTCTGATTCATTCCCTTGCTGTTCATCCCCTTAATAGCTCGAAGGAGTTGACGACTGGTGTTATCACCCCCGCCGGCTGCAGCCAGGCCGCCAGAGATGCCAGGCATAGCGCTAATGGCAGCATTAACCTCTAGAGCTTGTGCGTTCTCCCTTACCGCTTGGGAAGTGCTTGCAGGGATGACAGTACCGCTTGAAGGAGGACTCCAGGAGCCAAAGGCTGGAGCCTTGATATCACTGAGGCGACCAGAGTTAGAGAGGAACATCTCCTGGCCAAGTTCGTTGACGGTATAAGACTGGCCGGCCCGAACTTCACCGCCGGACCATCTGTCACTGCTAGCCCTTCTCGCAGCTTCAGCGGCCTTGTTTAATTCTCTTGTGAGGTTCACCGCATCGCGCTTTGCGTTCCTTATGGCGGTAGAAATCGAATCAACTGCTCTCGCCGCATTTTCAGCCCCCTTCTTAACGTTCTCCATTTCTTGGGGAACATTTTGCTGCTTAACGTCTTCAAATGCTGCTTCTACAACCTTCATGTGGTCGGCTAAACCACTTGCTTCGAGATTCTCTAAAGAATCCTTCACCTCCTTGAGCGGCGTGAGGATGCCCGCTTCTATTTGTTTCTTGAGTTCATCTACGGGGAAGGCTGACCCGAACTGTTCAAACATCGCCAGGGCTTCTCCTATAACTGCAGCGAATGCAACCTTGAATTGATCGAGACCTGCTCTGGTCCCTACTTCCAAAGAGGCCATTATCTCGCCGGCAATTACATCGCCGAAGTCGGTTAAGCCTGATTGGGCTTTCCCTAATCCATCGACGAATCCTTGAGAAACCGCATTGCCCAACGTTGGTTGGAGATTGACTATTGCCTTTGTCGCCTGCTCCTCAATCTCTCTGGCTCCTACTAGGGCACCTTCCTTAGATCCCTCCTCAAGGGTTTTTGCCATCGTCTCGCCGGCCTTAGTCTCTTTCAGAACTGCGACTAGGGCCTGCTCTCCAACCTTGCCACCTTCATTTATTGCATCGGTCAGGCGTTCCTTTAATTCACTAGAGGGGATGTTCTCCGGCAGACCTTCCATGTATTTATCAAACTCCGCAACGCCTGCCTTGGTTCCGGTGTCAAAGGTTGATCTCAACAGCTCACGTATTTCGTCTTTGGGGATGAGGTCACCTATCCCTGCCATCCGTTGCGCGAACAAAGCCTCGACTGCGGCAAGGCCCTCGTTAACGCCACCAATCATGGGCCTAGCGATGTCATTCCAGAGCTGTTCTTTTGTCGCATCTGAAACTTCCAGTGCATTGATCGCATCTTCAGCGGAGATGACGCCCTCCATTCCGCCACGTTCGAGGCTGTCATCAATACTGGCAACCAAGCGCTCGGCTGCCTCTGGAGGTATGCCCATTTCCCTAAACTTCTCGTAAAGGCCATCGAAGCTAACGGCATTAAGATTCCCTTGAATGTTCTCCTTGATCCGACCTGCAATCTCCTCAACTTCCTGAGGGATCTCCTCGAAGGTCTCGCCGATCCGCAACACTCCCCTAGTTGCGTCGTCAATCTTGCTCTTGAAGTTCTCCATTCGATCAGCTACATCGTCGAGGTTGTTGGCGGTGCCTCCTATCGCAACATTGACGCCCTCCTGCAGAGCCTTTGTTTGAAGCTGCTTAAGTTTGGTCTCTTCTTGTACGCCGAGGATCTCGGTCTGTGCAGAGTGCTGCAGTTTGATCAGATCTGTATTTGTGTTTAGCAGTACACCCACGTTCTGCAGAGCAGTGAGTTCACGCTCAGAAGCTCCAGAAGCCTTGGCTTTCTCAATGGCGATCAGATTCTCATTGATAGCGACCTCGTTCTGAATCATGGCCATCCGCTGAGCAATGTCTAGCTCCAACTTGCGCACGGCTGTCGTGGCTTCGATCGCTTGCAGTTGGAATTGAATTGACTCCTGAACGATCTTTTTCCTCTCGTTCGCATACTGGGCTTCTGCTGAACTGCGCTTGGAATTGAACTCAGCTTCCGTGCGACTCCTAAGGGCGGCATAGTTTCTCTCAGCAGACTGTCTGTATGCGTCGTTATCCCCGGCAGCACGTATTGCTGCATTCTTCTGCATTTCTATAGCTGCAAGACGCTTACTCTTCTCTGTGTCGATATTCTTTAGGCGCTCATCCTTGACCTTCCCTGCAGCAGTTAGATCGTAATTAGTAACAGCGTCAGCAAGGCTCTTGAACGCATCGATACCACCGACGTTGATCGAGTTGAGATTGTTAACCAGCGAGCCCAGCTTCTCGTAGCCGGCAGCAATCGCATCAACCTCTCTCTTGTAGTCGCCTAGGCGTGCATCTACCGCAGCTTTAACGGCACCTTTGAGAGCTTCCTCTGCCTCTACCCGATCCTTGAAGAGTTGGGATATGACCTTGGTTTGACCTTCTATCTGCTTGGTTTCTTTGGCCGTGTTCTCGCCATTTTTGTCAGCTCGCGCCTTTACGGATTTGATCAACTCTTCAGATGCTTTGATCTTTTCATCGATTGCCTTGACTGTCACAGCAGCATTCGACGCGGCAGCCTCCTCCTCCGTCTTCAAGCCCTTGGCTACGGCAACAGTGTTCTCCAGGAGTGTCTGTTCAACTGAGGCATCGATCGAATCGTTCCTCTCGCCATAGGCTCTGGTTATAGAGGCGAGGCTCTTCGCGAATTCATTATTTGCACCGCGCAGCTTGTTGACACGTGCCTCTTCTTTGCTGAGTCTGTCGAGCTTCTTGTCAACAGCAGGCAGCAGCTCCTCAAGCTTTTGCTTTTCATCTTGTAGAGTCCTGATCCTTCTGACGCTGGCATTGTCGCGTTTCGTGGTTGCTGCTATCTCACTCTCCATCGCTGCAATCTGAGACTCGATAGCTTTTTTCTGCTCCTCCACGACGTCTACATTCACGCTAGCGAGTGAGGCGTACTGATCGCTTGCTGAAGAGAGGCCCTTCATTGCTGCCTCGTTCTTTCTGATTGTGTTGTTACCTTTATCTATCTCGCCATTGAGTTCTCTGGCGGCAGCCTTGACAGCTCTGATACCTGCGGTTGCCTTCTCCATGGAGTTATCTAGCGGGTTCAACCAGCGGTTTAAGCCAGTCAACATTCCTTCTTGAACCTTGATGGTTTCCTCTGACTCATCTCCTACGCCCTTCAAGCCCTTGCGCAAATTCTCAGAACTCTTCTCTAGTTTCTCGAAAGAAGCCTTGGCTTTCTCGTTAGCGGCAAATAACTTCTCGCCTGATTTGACATAAGCACCATGCTCATCCGTCACAAGCCTGATAGCAGCGGCTAGTGCACCAAGGACAATCAACACTGGCCCGATCACGATCAGCAAAGAACCAAGCGATGCTCCAAGAGCTTTGATGCCAGCAGTAGCACTAACAGCACCAGCACCAGCAGCGGTAGCACCAGCACCAGCAGTAGCACCAGCAGTTCCGAACATTGACAGCTGTGTGGTACCAGCAGCAGCAGGAGCAGCAACACCCTGAAGCCCTAAGGAGATGGCACTGATAGTGCCAACTAATCCCTGAGTGATCGCGCCACTCTTAACGGCTGCAGTGAACGCTTTGATTGCCTTTGTAGCAGCACCCATGCTAGTGACCAGCTGGATCTTCGCGGCAGTAGCAAGGGCCTTGATACCGTTGACCATTCCTGCAATAGACGTCTGGAGATTCGCAGCAGCGAACGCAGCGGTAAAGGCCTGAATCTTACCGATCACGCTAGCGGCAAACGTCGCGATGACTGTGTCCTTTAGCAGGCTCATCGCTACAGCAGTGATCCCCGCCGCCGCTCCTATCAAGCCAAGTAGAACCAGAAAATCCTTAACCGGTCCGGGTAAAGCACGAAAAGCATCCAGCACTAGCTTAGTGACCCTGAGTAGTGGCTCTAGGCCCTTAGCTATTACAGAGCCGATATGATTAAGGGCTGCAGACATTGCAGAATTCAGCTCCTTTACGGCACCGAACAAACCCGCCATCGCCTTGGCCTGAGCTTCTGCCGCAGCACCCATGCGGTTCTCCATGCCATCAGCTAACTCATCAATCTGAGCATCCGTCGCTGACATCAATGAGTTAAGAGTCGGTAGGCCTTCGGAGCCAGCTAAGACTTTCGAGATGATTGCTCGCTCTCCGATATCAAGGTCACTCATGCCGTCACGAAGACTCTTGAGTAACACGGGCATCTCTAAGAGCTGACCGTTCGCATCGGTTACCTCAGCACCGATAAGACGCATCGCCTTACTTAGACGAGTTGAACCTCGAGACAATGACGTAAATTCTTCGCCGGCACCTGCTGACGCGATCTGCAGGTTGGTCAGTATGGTCCGCAAGCTTGTGCCTGCGCTGCTGGCTTTGATGCCGTTGTTGGCCAGAATCTCTAGGGCTATTGAGACGTTCTGGAGTGTTTGGCCTGATGCCGCAGCGACCGGGCCGACATATTTCAGCGCCTCCCCAAGATCACTGACTGTCTGGTTGGAGCTGTTCGCCGCAACCGTCAGGGTGTCGACTATATCAGCTGTGTCCTTAGCCTCTAGTCGGAACTGTCCCAGAGCTGCGACAACAATGTTGCCCATGTCTCCGTAGGCCGTGCCTGTTGCCTCTGCACCGCGAACAATTGGGTCGAGTGATTGCTCAATCTCCTCAAGGCTCTGACCAGCCCTGGCGAGGCTCTGAGCTACCTCTGCGACCTCGATCGTTGTTGCTGCTGTAGATGCACCAACAGTGAGAATCGCATCCTGTAGCTGCCCGAACTTAGAGCTTGCTTCCCCCGCAATACCCAGTGTCAGCCGTATTGAACCATCGAGCTTCGTGAACTCTTCAACAGCTTGAGGAACGACATTCCCAAGCTCTCTCAAAGGCGCAAGGATTGCATTGCCAATAGCGAACCCGATACCAGTCGGGATACCCTGCGCCATCGTCTTAAAGCCGTTGGCAACCGCATTGGTCGACGTCGCTCCCGTCTTGCCCACCTCTTGGAGTTTTCGCTTTAGCTTTTCGAGTGGGCCTATCGGCGCAGCCGAGGCCTTGGCTAGCTGGTTGAGGTTTGTAGAAACACCCTTGAAGGTGTTGCCTGTACTGCCGAGCTCCTTGATTTTGGTCGATAGTGTCCCTAGCGCAGCCCCAGATGCCTGCGTTGGTGCTTGAGATGCTGCTATTGATTGAGAGAGAGTCTTGATGCTGTTTGCA